TTCACATATTAGTTATAATAAACTAATATCAATTGGTAATCCTAAAAAATACGATAAAAGAATTTTTAGTAGTGTTTCATCAAACCCATTGTTAAATACAATACCACCAGGTGGTTATATTAATAATTCATTACCAACATCGGGAGGAACAATTACATTAGCGGATTCACAATTATTATATCCCGAAGCTTGGAAAACTTTAGAACTGTATGTTGGGTTCTCAACGATATCCCAATTAATTTATAGTGATGACGGGTCATTTATAACCGATTTTTTTCCAACGATGAATATTGAGTTTACAAGTAGTAACATTATTTATTATCAAAATGTAATTAAAGTTTTCGCGACTAAAAAATTACAACAATATACAAATGGTGTTTTTGATAGTACAAGTTTTAAAACAACAATTGATTCTATTTTAACAACTTTTGACAGTGAATTATCTAGTTTATTTAATCAAACATTCATACAAATATCAAAAAGTTTACCATCCGTACAAAAAATAAATCCTTATAGTACGCAACAATCGAATATTGATGGTTTACAATCAAAAGTTGAGAAATATGAGAAATTTAAGGCAATGAATGACACTTGGATTGCTGGACATAATTATAATTCTGAAACTTTATTTGAAGATTTTTTATTTTTAGATAGAGCAAACAGAGATATTGGGGATAAAATTTATGTTGATGTTTTTAAAGTTAAAGATTTATTAAAAACAATTGATGGTCCTGTTAATGCGATAATAGATAGTATTTTAATTCAACACCATTTTACGCCTTTTATTATTCCTGGTTACATAAATTTTTATGGTATTAATGACCCGTCTATTGACTGTGAACCACCAAGTGGTGAACCAGTTAGTTTTGCGAATTCTCTTTTTGGTACTTTTACAAATGTTGATTATCAACAAACAAAAACTAAATATGTTTGTATGTATGTTGACCAAGCGTCAAAACAATTGGAAAATCCTGATACCGCAAATGGTTATAATAATGACGGTTTTGATTTAAAAAGAGCTGCTCAACAACCATTGGTTGATAGTTCAACAGGTAATAAGGTTTGTGGTTTATCTAATAAAGTAGTAGGATTTTCGGTTGACTTTGGTCTTCAAAATCAAAGTATATTTAAAAATGTTTCAGTATCACAAGATTTAGGTAAACCAACAAGTGAATCGTTATATCGAGAATTTGAAATGGCTAATTTAGCGAATGGAACAACAACATCGACACAAAACGTATCATTATATAATTTATATAAATTAAGAAGTTATGAAGCGTCAGTTAATTCGTTTGGTAATGTTATGATACAACCAAGTATGTATTTTATATTAAGAAATATGCCTTTATTTGGTGGTACGTATTTAATTACAAGTGTTTCACACTCAATAAGTAGTGGTAATTTTGAGACAACATTTACTGGCACAAGAATGAGTGTATTTACTTTACCGACTGTTGACCAATTGTTACAAACAATTAAAAGAGAACTTTTACAAAATATAGTACAACAGAGTAAAACATCTCAAAATACTATTAGCCCATTGCCTAATAGAACACAAACTGAAATTTCGGCAATAGCTATTGAAAATATTAATAATCAGGCCAACCCATCAACCGCTAATTGTGAACCTTCAGGTGCAACATTTAGTGAATATGTGTTAACCTCAACAACAACAACAACACTAACTTATTCTGAAATAGTAGCTTATATTAATGAATATGTAAGTGATAATGAAAGAAAAAAATTAATTTATACTTTAATACTTTTAGAAAATGATAGCGGAACTGGATTAAAAGTTTATAATAATAATTTAGCCAATATACCTGTAAGTACTGATATTATTGGTGGAACTAATAAACAATATATTGTTGATAAATTATATATTTGTTTAGAGATTAATAGTGTAAGTCAACCTTATTTTGTTTTTAATACTCCTGAAAATAGTGTAAAATTATTAAATTCTAGATTTGGTAGGTTATTTAAAAATGAAGTTTTAAACTTTGCAAATTCTGTGGAATACGCAAAAGAATTTGCTAAATGTTATTTAAAATATTTCCCATATCAGACTGACATTGATTATGACAAATTTAAAGAAACTAATAAAACTGAATTGGATAAATTACAAGACACTATTAAGAAGTATTTTGACACAGAATTGAACTCTTTATAACAGAGATATATTTATAATAAAAAACAATTATGGGCACTAAAGAAATTTTAGACAGATATCTTGGAAAAAGCACAAGAATAACTGAAACAGATAAAGGAAATGGTTTCAAAGAAGTTTGTGATTTAGATACTGGTGATTGTTATACAATCAGAATGAAAGATGGATTAATTGAAAGAGTTAATAATACTCTTCATACTAATAAAAAAATAAACGTAGAAACAACACAAGGTTTCAAACAATTATTAAACGGTTAAAATGGCAATATCACAAACAATTATAGAAGAGTTAAGAAGATATAATAAAATTAATAATTATATTTTAGAACAAGATGCGGGGACAACAATTCCGGCTCCTGGTGATGACCCATTAGCAACTCCTGAACCAGGTGCGGTACCACCACCACCTCCAGCGCCTGGTGGAGAGGCAGATGTTGCGGGTACAACACCTCCAGCGTCAACCGAACCTGAACCTATTGATGTTGAGAATGACCCTGATGTTGAAAAAGTTGGGGATGAAGGTTCTGAAGAAACAGGAACTGAAGAATTGGAAATTACTGATTTAGTAAAGTCACAACAAAATATTGAAACAAAACAAGAAGAATACTTTAATAATCTTTTTAATCAGTTAAATGGTTTAGAAAGTAAATTAAAAGATATGGAAGGTATTTTTACAAAATTAAATGATATTGAATCTAAGATTGAAAAATACAGAGAAAAAACTCCACAAGAAAAACTTGAATTGAGAAGTTTAGACTCAGGACCATACAATCAAAAATTATCGGATTTCTTTATAGATAAAGAACAAGATATGGAAAAATCAGGAAAAAATGAATATGTTTTAACAACTGATGAAGTTGAAAGTTATACACCATCAGAAATTAAAACTACATTTAACGATTTTGGAGAAGAGAATGGTTACAAACCTTTGAAATTCTAAATTTCGAATTTGACTATTACGGCTGACACACTTATACTTGAATATTAACTAATAAATTATACACACAAAATGGCGACAAATTCCCTAGATGCTGTACTCGCACAGTATGAAAAAGCGAAAAGTGGAGGTAACTCTGCAAACAAAATGTCTCAAGAAGACAGAATGAAAAAATATTTTGCAGCAATCTTGATGCAAAATGAGAACTCAGGACAGAAACGTCTTCGTATTCTACCTACACCTGACGGGTCATCACCCTTCAAAGAAGTATGGTACCACGAAGTACAAGTTGAGGGTAAATGGAATAAAATCTATGACCCAGGAAAGAACGACAACGAGCGTTCACCTTTGACTGAAATTCATGACGAATTAATGTCAACAGGTAAAGAGTCTGATAAAGAACTTGCAAAGGCGTATAAGCCACGTAAATTCTATATCGTTAAAGTGGTTGACCGTGATAACGAAGCTGACGGAGTTAAGTTTTGGCGTTTTAAACACAATTACAAGAACGAAGGTATCCTTGATAAAATTATTCCGATTTGGAAAGCTAAAGGTGATATCACAGACCCTGTTAATGGTCGTGACCTTATCATAGAATTGACAAAGGCGAAGACACCAAAAGGTGCTACTTACACGGTTATTCAGACTGTTATGCATGATGACCCAACACCTGTTCACGCAGATGCTGAAACGGCTAAGGCTTGGACTGAAGACCCACTTACTTGGATGGATGTTTACTCTAAGAAACCTGTTGAGTATTTGGAAGCAATTGCTCGTGGAGAAACTCCAAGATGGTCATCTGATTTAGGTAAATACGTTTATGGTGATAGTTCATCTGACGAAGGTACTATCGGTGGGGCATATGTTGACCCACAGGCAGAAGCAGAACCAGATGGTGATTTACCATTTTAATTTATAAAAGGTTGGACACTAACATACACAAAGTGTCCAACCTTTGCTATTTTTAAACAACAAACAAATTAAATCATAGACATTTATGGCAATAAAGAAAAAAGAATTTTCATTAGATGCAATCAAAGACAAATATTCAACCAAGACAAAATATAAAGAAACAGACTTTTATGAGGTCGGTGAAGCTTTCCATAATAGTTGCGGTTTACCTGGTCCTGCTTTGGGTAACATCAACATGTTCTTGGGTCACTCGAACTCTTCAAAAACGACCGCGCTTGTCAAAGCCGCTGTGTCTGTACAGAAGAAGGGGCATTTGCCTGTTTTTATTATCACCGAGAAAAAATGGAGTTGGGACCATGCAGTAGAACTTGGTCTTGAAGCTAAAATGGTTGATGGTGAATGGGATGGTCAATTCATCTTTAACGATAACTTTGACTACATTGAACAAGTTACAGATTACATTAACGAACTATTAGACGAACAAGAAAAAGGTAATATTCCTTATTCTCTTTGTTTCCTTTGGGATTCAGTTGGTTCAGTTCCTTGTAAGATGACATTTGACGGTAAAGGTGGTAAACAACATAACGCATCTGTATTAGCGGATAAGATTGGTATGGGTATTCAAGCTCGGATTACTAAATCTCGTAAAGAAGATTTCCCATATACAAACACAATGGTGGTAGTTAATCAACCTTGGGTTGAATTACCTGATAATCCATTTGGACAACCAACAATTAAAGCAAAAGGTGGTGAAGCCCTTTGGTTAGCATCAGCTCTTGTATTCTTGTTTGGTAATCAGAAAAATGCGGGTATTAATCACATTACTGCCACTAAAAATGGTAGAACGGTATCTTACGCTATCAGAACAAAAATTTCTGTCCTAAAGAACCATATTAACGGATTAGGATATAAAGATGGTAAGATTATCGCAACTGCTCAAGGATATATCGCTGACGATAAAGATGCTCTTGAAACATATAAGAAAGAGTATTCACAATATTGGAACGCAATCCTTACAGGGACAGGCGAAATAACTCTTGACGAGACTGAAGAAACTTTTACAAACGAACAATTTTAATTTTAGTTCGTGAAAAAAACACTACTTGTTGACGGAAACAATCTGATGAAAATTGGGTTTCATGGTGTGAAGGATTACTTCCACAATGGAGAACACATTGGAGCTTTGTATCATTTTATGAATACTTTACGTAAATTCATAAATGAACAAAACTTTGACAAGGTAGTAGTATTATGGGATGGTGAAGATTCCACGAGTTTACGTGGAATTCTTTATCCCAAATACAAACAAAACCGACGATTGGTTATGGAGGACGCAATCTTTATGTCCTACTTAAAACAAAAAAATCGTATCAAACAATATTTGGAAGAAGTCTATATAAGACAATTAGAGATTAGTGGTAGAGAAGCCGACGATTTAATTGCTTATTATTGTCAAGTATCTGAAAATGAAGATAAACTTATTTTTTCATCAGACAGAGATTTAACACAACTTATTTCCGAAAACGTGTCCATATACTCACCATCAGTTAAAGCTACGTTTAAACACGGAGATAGAATTAAATTTGATGACTTTGAGTTCCCACACTATAACGTAAAAACTTTAAAGATATTAACTGGTGATAAATCAGATAATATTGAAGGTATCTATCTTTTGGGTGAAAAAACTTTAGTTAAATTTTTTCCTGAGATACTTGAAAAAGAAGTTTCTTATAACGATATTTTAACAAGAGCTGAAGATTTGTTAAAAGAACAAAAAGACAATCAAACTCTAAAGAATCTTTTAACAGGTAAAACAAAATCAGGTATTTTTGAAAAAGAATTTTTCCAAGTTAATGAACAGATTGTTGACTTATCTAATCCTTTATTGAGGGATGAAGACAAAGAAGAAATACTATCAATTGTTACCGAAAAATTAGATATTGAAGGTAGAAGTTACAAGAACTTAATTAAGTATATGGTTCAAGACGGGTTGTTTAAATACCTACCAAAGGGTGACGACTCATGGACATACTTCATCCAACCATTCATGAAGTTAACAAGAAAAGAAAAAACAAAAACAAACAAAAAATAACATAAATTATGAAAGAACAAGACATTACCAAACTGGAATTCTTGATGACGGTAAACAACAATTTTATCGTACAACGTTTTTTTAACGTTAAGGGGTATAGCCCAAAGGCTCACAACTCGGCTGAGTTGATTGATTTGATGGATGGTTTCATTTCAGAATTGAAAGAAAATTTCAAGATGAAAACTGTAAACTACATGTTGGACAATCAATATCAGATTAGTGAAGACCCTGAGGTATTGAACACATCATTCACTGATGGACCTGAGTCGTTTAACATCTATATCAAAAATGGTGATACGACAATGTGTCATTATACGTTTGATGCTAAACTTTATCCACCGAAGGTGAGATACACCGTAGACATACGCCCGTTCCTAAAAGGTATCCTTTTTGGTCTTACTGACGTGTTGTCATCTAGAAATTTAACACACGAATACATGGGTTATCAGCTGGCTCGTTGATATTTATTCTAAAAACAAACATAATATGGCTGACAAAAATTTTGACTATTTGGGAGAGACCTTCCAATTACAACTTCTTAATCAAATGATACTTGATAAGGATTTTTCACACTCAATTATTGAGGTGATAGAATCTACTTATTTTGAAAACAAATACTTTAGATTATTTGTTCAGATGGTAAAAGAATACTATTCAAAGTTTGAACACAGTCCTAGTTTTGAGACAATTCAACAAAAAGCTAAGAGTGAAATTAGTCAGGAGTTATTATTAAAGATAACTCTTGACACTATTTCTGATATACAGAATGTTACCGAAGAGGGTACTCAGTTTGTTCAGGAAAAGGCTTTGAAGTTTTGTAAACAACAAGAACTTCAAAAAGTTATGGATAAAGCTAAGAAAATCATTGACCACGGTGAGTTTGAAAACTACGATACCTTGGAAGAAATGGTTAGAGGAGCTTTACAGGTTGGAAACGTGGATAGAGGAACGGGAGATGTGTTTCAAGACTTAGATGAGGTATTAGCGGATGATTATAGACATCCAATCCCTATGGGAATACCGGGTATTGACAATCTTTTGAAAGGTGGTTTGGCAAAAGGAGAAATTGGTGTTATATTAGCACCCACTGGTGTTGGTAAATCAACACTGACCACAAAGATTGCTAATCACGCTTTTAATTTAGGGTTTAATGTTTTACAAATCTTCTTTGAGGATAACTATAAAATCATTCAGAGAAAACATTTTACGTGTTGGACGGGTATAGCACCTGACGAACTTGGTAATCATAAAGAAAAGGTTATGGCTAAAATCGCTGAGATTAAAGAAACCATGCCAAACAAGTTGATTATGAAAAAGTTACCTTCGGATACATTAACGATGAATCAGATTAAAAATCAGATTAGAAAGATGATTGCTGACGGGACAAGGATTGATGTTGTTATTTTGGATTATATTGATTGTGTAACACCTGAAAAGATGATGGACGATGAATGGAAATCTGAAGGTTCAGTTATGAGAGCATTTGAGTCAATGTGTCATGAATTGGATATTGCCGGTTGGACGGCAACACAGGGTAATAGAAGTTCTATTTCATCTGATGTGGTTACAACTGACCAAATGGGTGGTTCTATTAAGAAAGCTCAGGTAGGACACGTTATCATCACGGTAGCCAAGTCACTACAACAAAAAGAATTAAATCTTGCGACGATTGCTATCACAAAGTCAAGAATTGGTAAAGACGGGGTGGTATTTGAAAACTGTAAGTTCAATAACGAAATGTTAGAAATTGATACAGAAAGT